CACGAGGTTTTGCCCCAACGCCCTTCGCTGGATTGTAGGGAACAACTGGGGGTTGCGCCGAAACCACTACATTCTGGGGTTCGTCTTCATCACTCTCGCTTTCTGGTTGAGGGGCGACTGGCGCTTTGGGTTTGCGACCACGCTTTTTGGGCGCTGGTTGTTCCATTATCTCACCCTTGTAAGTATTCCACATATCACTCGGTTTCTTGCCCTTGTATTTTTGACCGAATGCTTTCTTGGCGTAATTAATCGCATTTCCAGATGGGCGACTGACTCTATCAATCTCAAATCCTTTGCGTTGCTTTCCAATCATCTTCGCAATAATAGCGCTGGATTTTGACCCACCTTTTCCAGATTTGTATTCCTTGATTTGGTCTTTCAAATATTCTTTTCCTTCTGGAACAACGACATCGTGAAAAATGTCTTTTGCGATTGGCGCAATAGCATTTCCAAGCGAAGAAAATCCAGATTTGAAAGTATCAAACACACCAGCGCCAGACATCGCCCCACCCCATTTGGGAAAATTATCCAACTGGGTATTTGCCGAACCGAATCCACTCTCGTTATAAGGGTTTCCAGTCATTCCAATATATCCGCCTTCGGCGGTTGCCCTAACCATTCCATCACGACCAATCAAATATCCACCCTTCTTTCTACGGCGACCAGACCCTTTTGCGTAAGAGCGGATTGCGTCTTTGGCGAGTTCTGTTCCAACTTCTTTTACAATAGGGGTTGCGATTTGAGCGACACCAGAAACCCCTTGTTTAAACCCTTTACCGAAGTCATCCCAAAATGAACCGCCCAACATATCTGGTTGAGATGCCCCTAAATGACCGACTGAAAGCGAACTGGGATAATCATACTCGGTAGATGAGGGCAAAACAAAGTTTCTCATTCGTTTTCCACCAAACATCGTAGGTTGAGGCAATCCACCAACCACGCCACGATGAATTGCGTCTAAAAGTTGGCGCTTAATATACTCGTTGTATTCTTGAACTGGTTCTATTCCACTCATTCGTATATACTATTACTTATATTATTTTTTTGAATAATATAATTAATTCTAAATACTTCTTAATTCGGTTTTTGATGTAAATCTATTGCGATTTTACCGAGAAATCTAAAAATCTATTTTAAGCAAGGTGTTTAGCGAGTTTTGATTTAGATTTTCCACCCATACTGATTGACCCACCAGACATCGCACCAGCGGACATCGCACCACCACTCGTAGCACCGCCAGAGTGAGCGCCACCAATACCGAACTGCTTCATCACATCCTTAATCTGCGAGGGAAGCATTCCACTAAACTTTTTCACCATATCCATCACATTACCCATTCCAAGATTTCCCATTTGACCCCCAACGAGGCGCTGGTATTCCACAGATGAAAGAGCGGATTGAGGGTTTTGTTCCTTTGTTCGTAGCACTTGTTCTTTGGTAAGGATTCCAGTAAAGATTTGAGAAGTTCCTTGCTGGGTGGCGAAGATTCCACTATTCATCGTAATAATACAGATTTCTGGTTGCGATATAGCGAAATCATACTGGTTAGTAACCGACAAGTTGAACTGGAATTGATATTGACCGAGCGAACTTGCTGATAAGTAACTTGGAAGACTAAAATTATAAACTGGACTCAAAACAAGGAGAGCGCCAGTTGTAGGAACTTGCGATACTGTTCCAGACAAATTATTATTAACATCCGCAAATCCCCTAAACTCGTGAAATGTCTGGGAACTTCCGTTGGCGTATGAAATATTGTAAAGGTCTTGCTGGGTTGCGGTAGAAAGAAGACCAGATGCGTTGTTGAAATTAACGCTAATTCCGTTAATTGATAAAAAGGAACTGGTGTAATTCTGGTTTTGAGAAGACATCGGCACACGAGCGCAAATAAGAATCAAATCTGGAACTTGATTGAGTTGGAGTGATTGAGATGTGAGTGTTTGAGTAGCACCAGCGTTGATAGTAGTTCCAGAGGCAAATGTGGTTAAATATCTGGGGTAATCCATATAAGGGACAACATTCTTGGTGGAAATCTTGGCGTATTGTTCTGGTTGAAGTGAAAGGAAGTTGAAGAGCAATCTGGTATTGGCGAAACCGACTGCTTGGGAAGCGCCACCGTTAGGAGCATCCGCCCATCCAAGAGCAATTCCAGAGATGTATCCAGTCAATCCGTTTCCAGCACCATTTACCGTAGTATTGGCGGTGGAGAACAATCTCTTACAAGAACTATCCACATTTAGCACCATACTCATATTATTCACACCAACCAAACCAGCGCAACAATTAGGAGTCATATTGATAAAAGGTGAAAGAGCAAGGAAGGGTTCGGTCAATTGAACCTTAATAAAGATTTTCCAAGTGTTAGTTGCTGGGTCGGTAGAAATGGGAGAATTGTCGGTAAATACACCACCAACATATCTATCAATTTGAATGAACTCTAATTTGTATCCACCACGAGGGCAAAAATCGGTGTCGTAAGACATATTGTTATAAGAGGCAAGAGGGTTTGCGTTTGAACCAACGCCATACTGATATTCACCCCAAGCGCAATCTGGGTATGAGGGAGTCATCGTGTTATATCTGCTTAATGCTTCGGTTGAGTTCATTCTCATCAACATCGGCAAAACATCTTGTAAATTGGTGGAAACCGACACATTATTAATTGTTGCTTGGGTAGTAGTGAATAGAGAGTTCAAAGGAAATGCTTGGAGCGAATCGGTTAAACCATACTGGAATACTTTTGCGCCAATTGGAACTGGATTACTTGCGCCACCAGCGCTGATTTCAAAAGACAACTCACTTGCTAATAGTAAGTGGCGGTCAATCACGATATTTTCACTTGGGATTTGGATGTTAAATACAAGTGAGGAATTACTACTTGAAACTGCTTGAAATTGTTGGAAAGTGGATTGCGAAGCACCGCTAATAACCCCAAATCCTTCGGTAGAAGTAATATCGGCGATACGAGCGTCTTCAATTAATACACAGCGGAAATCACTCATTTTATATATTAGACTAACATTTTAATTTTTTGGATAAAATGTTATTCAGCGCTAAAAGAAAACAATTCTCTAAATGTTCTCTTTCCCTTAAAATACTTTTAAGCGGATGAACTTCCGCCAGTTCCCTTTCTGGTAAATAAAAGTTTGATAGTGGCGGTAGAACCAGAAGACAATTTGAAAGGTTGGAGAACCCCAGTTCTGGATTTCCAATAGACATTTAAGTCTAAATTATAGATTGGAGTATTTCCTACTAAATTAATCAATCGGTATTGAGCGCTGGGGGTATAAACAATATTCGGTTTGTAAATACCATCATCACTCACGAAGTCGGTGACAACTTGCGAAATATTTGAATTGTTTCCGCCGTTGTTATAGACTTCGCCGTTAATGAAAAGTAGGGGCGAGGAAATATTCGCTGGAACTACTGGTAAAGTATTTGAGGTAAATACGATTGAAGTAATGGGAGTCCAGAGCGCCAGAGTAGAATACTCTTGAACGATTTGTAGAGCGTCATACTGCGAAATTGCTGGTGCGGTGGGTGGAAACACTACGACGGTTGCGCCACCAAATCCGTTCATTACAATTTGAATATTCTTTCCGTTAGTAACGCCAACCGAACCCAAAATGAGAGCGGTGAAACTGCTAAATATTTGATACATCGCTGGATTCATATAAATCCCAATTGAATTGGCGATAGTATTGTCGTATCCAATTTGTTCTGCCGTTAAAACGGCGCAATTACTCGTTGTATCCCACGACATCGTAGGAGCGTGTGTAGATGGAAGAACTAAACCAGCGCCGACCACTTGGGTATTCAAATCGTTAAAGCAAGTGGTAAATGTATTGTTAATCAATAGTATCCAATATTGATAATTCAATATCTCGTAATATCCAGTCTGGTTGTTTTGAAGACCATCTGTGGTTTGACTCGGTGGTGCTGGAACAACGACATCTTGTATCTGCGGAATGAAATTGACGAATGTCTGTTGGTTAAATGTTTGAAATGGTGCGACTGGATTAGTCCAAGAAAGCGTGACGGAATAAATCGTTAAATCACGATTACCTTGATTCGGTTGAATGACTGGAATAAATACTGGAAGCGTAGGAGTGTCTAATGTGAAACGGATGATGCTTAAATAATAACTCTCTGGGTCATACACGAAGGGAGTGTTTCTTGTTTCGTTAAAGTATAATGACGGAGGATTACGATTGATTGTTTCTAAATTAGTTATAGTCACATCGTAATAAACATTATCAGCGGTGTCTTGGAATGTGAAACTCATCTTTTATACTATTAGTAGATATAATAAATCTAAATGAATTACTGAATCAATTATAATAGGCGATTGGAATACTTATATAATAGAGAAACAACTTAAAAAGAAGAAATCTAAACAGCGCTGTAAGAAATCAAATGCCCTATATACAGAAATCTATATGTGCTATTGATTTCTGCTCGTAATAATTAATTAATTATTACTAACACATATCTAATATGGTCTGGATTTCTGTTAGATTTCTTGCGTTTTCTCGTATTTCGGTGTTTTTTCGGCATTCTGGATTTCTGTTAGAAGAAATCTAACCGAAGATGACTGCGATGACTTGTATCCGTCTGGTTTCGTTGCTTGGGTAAGTAGTCCCACACTTAAAGATTGTATTTGACCTTTTCCTTTTCCAATTAATTCCGTAGATTTTATCTCTAAATAATCCATTTATAATAAA